GGAGTAAAGATGACTTGGCACGACCCTCCATACTCTGGGCAGACTTACCGTAAACGTATCAATGGGAAACAGGAGACTCGGCACGTCATCGACAGAACCGGTTGCGGCGATGTCTGCTACTACTACGGCGCGTTTCGCAACCATTGGGAAGCACGCTGTACCGAGGCTGAGTGGCACTCATGGGCCAAAGGGGCCGTGTTGGTAAGCCGATAGCTCGTTTGCACGCAAGGAGGGGGAGTAGCCGTGGCAATGCCAATGAAAGAGGACTTCGAGTACCAAGCCGATCTAAACACGCGAGCAGCAGAAGACCTGAAAAGGACGATCAATTCTCTGAGTAAGCAAATCGCGGAGCTGGAGTCGCAAATCAACGAGGCGAATGAAGCTGCTGCCAGATACCTCGAACTGCACGAACGACGTGACTCTCCAGTTGAGACAGTGAAGACGGCACTCAGTAAACTAGCTTTACGCTATGTTGAACAGAATGAAGCGCGTGAGGCTGCCGAAGAGCGCATCGCGGATTTAGAGACGTCAATCAAACGAATGCGCGATGATCGAGACAGGGTTGTAGATCTTCACGACAACGAAAGAGACATCGCCAATCAGGCGCAAGCCGAGAACGCCGCACTCAAGGAGAAGGTGAAGGGGCTGGAGGATCTTCGACTCGTATGGATTCAGTCTCGTGATCATGCGAACGCTGCGTTTGAAGCGGAGCGCGATAAGCGGATAGATGCGCAGACCGAGAACGCCAAGCTGCGTGAGGAACTGGAGGCGTACAAGCTAGCGGTGAAGAACGCAAAAGAGTTGCTGGATGAAGACATGGAAGCGGCAGCTAGGGCGCTACTGTCAGACATGTCATCTGACAATGTGTCTGCAACGGATAGGACAGAGAGGAAAGACGTAGTTGTCTTTGATCCGGGGAACCAGGTACATGTTGATGGCCACACGTTGACGTACTGCGGAAAAATGCTGTGGACGCTGCGAGAGGATCAGGATTCGGCATGCAAGTAACTCTCGAAATGCGCGACGTAAATAAGGTCAAGAATAACATCGAAGCGCTGGAGTGGGCAATCAAGCACTGCCCGGCTGCTCATCTGGCGTGCCTGGTTGACGCTAAGGCCATCTACACGCACATCTACCGCAACCACACGGCAGAGGGCCGAGAAGAGAAGCGGCGTGAAGAATACCTACAGATGCGTCACGCGATGCATGCCGATAAGGGTTCAGCATGCGGGAAGGACACCCAATGAGTGACATCCAGAAGATTGACGACAGCGACAAAGGATAGTATACTAAGAGCCTGAGGCGTTTTCTTGGTTCCTTAAGAGGGAGGTGTGTCATGCTTCACAGGGTTGTATCCATGCTCATTGCTATGGTACTCATGCTTTTCAGCGCATCGGTTGCGCTGGCATGCAGCGAGTGTCATAGCGATACAGCGCACTGTCTGGTGTCGCTGGGCAACCAGGCCGAGGAGGCGGTCTCCGCTGACCTCGAAGTCGTATCCAGCCTCGACCTCGATGAAATCGCATCAAAGGTCGAGTCTGTCGTTGAACACACAGAGCGGCATAGCAATCACCGAATCGTGGAAGCAGATGGTGCTGCAGGCGTCTGGCCTGATAGCCAGATCCTTGCTAGACATCTACTCGACCAGGACCACGGACTCCGGAGCGGGAGGTTTTCAGGAGCTACCGCCTGAGACGGGGCAAGCGTCGCCTGGCGCTTGTCCTTGAATGCGCGAATAGGACAGAAGCCCCGGTCGAAAGGCCGGGGCTTTTACGAGGAGCCCAAATGCACCAGCAAGATGCAGAGACAGTCACAATCACTCTTCCCCTCCCGCCCGGCATCCTCTCCCCCAACTGCCCGCCGGCGTCCTTCGGTGGACGAATGGGACGAGCCGCAGCAACAAAGAAGCAGAAGAAGCTTGCCCGCAAAGCCGCGCTTGAAGCCGAAATCACCACTGGCCCCTGGGAGCTGGCCAGCGTAAGGGTGGTTTTCTATCACAAGTCCAAGTCGCGCCGAGATCCGGACAATTTCATGGGGATGCTGAAGAGTGCATACGATGGATTCGTTGATGCGGGTCTGCTGGTCGATGATGACTCGGAACACTTGAAGCGGGAAGAGCCATCCTTCGAGATTGACAAAGACTCTCCCCGCGTAGAAGTCACTCTGACTCGCCTATAGCGATCCCCCACTCCCTCGATCGCTGAATGATCTTCGCTACCGTCCTGAAGGACCAATCCTCCGTGTTGCGTGGTGGGTAGCCCATCATATCCAGCTCAGTAGCGATCTTCCTGGAACTCAGTCCATCTGCATCGAGACGCAGTATGACCTGAATGATTTCCTGCTCGGTGAGGTCCTCTATCATCATGGTGGGCTTCAATGGATCTGGTCGGTAGCCATACGGGGTCTGCCTACTCATGATGCGGCCTTCGCGTTGATAGCGATTCATCGCGTGCTTTGTTCGCTGGGCGATGACCTTGCGTTCGCGCTCGGCGAATGCGGCGAGTACTTGCTGAATGAACACTTCGTCGGCCGAGTTGCCGTTGTTGCCCTCCTCCGCAGCTTCGATTCTCGCGCCGGCTTTCTTGACGGCCCTCTTGATGACCTCGGACAGGTACACGTCTCGAGCCAGGCGGTGTCTCCAACGAACGACCAGCACGTCTCTACGTCTCAATGCGTCAATAGCGGACCATAGCCCGTCGCGGTCCGACTCTTTGCCGGACTGCGCTCTGTCTTCGAAATACAGCCCTCTCAAATCGATGGTGTAGCCTTTTTGCTCGCAATACCTGATGCATGCGTCACGCTGCTGTTCGCAGCTCTGCGACTCGTCCGCGTCTTTGCGCGGGGAAAATCTCGTGTAGATGATTGCTCGTTTCGGCATCGGTCCTCCGCTCGCTACAGTGGCGCCCTCATGAGGATATTCATTAGCGCGAACGCTACCAATGTGAAGACCAGGACGATGAATTCCGCAGTCATCCACTCGGAATCGTCCCTGTCTTCGATCTCTTTTCTCTGCTTCTCGTCCATCTCTCGCTCCTTATGACGCCATGACCATGACTGCGAACGTGACGAGCACGCCGGTGATAATCGCCAGCATTACTGTCGACAATGTGAGTGCGAGGAAGTAGCGTTCCGTCTCCGTCATCACGAGACTCCTCTCTGCAGCTTCTTTACTTCCTCTTCCGGAAGCTCGGTCCACTTGTTGGCTTGCATCTTGTCGAGCACCGCTTGCCACTTTGTCAGCTCTTTGACCTTCTTGCTTATACAGTGGTCGCACTGCGTTGTCCGTCCCAGAATCTCGATATCCTCTTTGAGGCACGCGACGATGTCGCTTACCGTTTTCACTCGGATCATGCCTCACCTTTGGCTTTCTTGATGGCGGCTTTGTAGTTGCATACGCGCCTTTCAAAAGCTATGGCTTCTGCACACAAAGCGTCGCACTTGCAATTCGGACCTCCGCACGCGCCATAATGTGGGACTTGTGGCCCATAGTACTTCAGCTCCTCGATAGCTCCCTCCAACGCCTCAAGCATATCCGGCGCGGCCTCAATTAGCGGACGGTCTCCCTCCTCGTTTGGCATTATGAGGGCAGCAGATTGATCCTCAGGGTATTCATTCTCCGGCATGTCTTCGGCTGACAGAATCTCTGCCTGGCCGTCGGCTGTTGCCAGCGTATCCCCAACCCACTTCCACGGCCTCGGCGTGTGCTTGTGCTCACTCATCCCACAACCCTCTCTATGGTCGACGCCATCGGCATGCAGACCTTCTTTGTTCGATCGTTCCACCGAACCATCACCCTGGGAGGGTCCACTCGCAGCACCTCACCCCTAACTGTCCCGCCCTTTGCCTTGACAATCATGCCTGGCATGAACCTCCGGCTATCTGGAGGTCCGTGCAAACCCTGCAGAAATCACGGTGCGGCGTCGTGGTCCTATGACATCCGAGACACTTCTTGAAGCCGAATCTGGGTCCGGCCATCAACTCACCTCCTGCTTGAGGCACTCGTCACAGAGACATTCCTCGTAGTTTGTGTTGTTCATACACTCGAGGCAGATCTCCCGACCACATCCGTCGCAGGTAAGAGTGAAGTTCTCCAGGCCTTGTGTCATCGTGAGCTTTGCCTTGCACCAGTCACAACGGCGAACGTCTGGCTTCGGTCGTGTTTTCGTAGTCATGCCTTCTCCTCCTCGAGTCCCTCCGGAAGCTGCCCGACAATCTTCAGCTTCGGCTTGCTTGGATCTTCCTGTCGGCCGGCGATGATTGCCCGCTCCTGCGCGGCGTTCATGTCCTCGCTGGTCAACCCGAAGTCGCTGGCCAGCTCCTGCAGCACGGTCACGATGAGCAAGCCCGCCGGGCCGTCGCCGGCATGTCTGTGGATGTACGAGTGCAACACATCTGCGATTGTTCCCTGGGTGAAACCCTTCACTGCGCGCCTCCGTTCTTCTTGCAGAGTTCTGTCATTCTTCCTTCAACTGTTGGTCTTGCACTCCATGGGACTACGAACGCCCCAGGCAAAGAGCATCTCGAAAGCAACACGGCATTGTCAGGATTGTACGCGATGAGCACGGACGGACCGCCGGCGTTCTCGTTTCTCCTGTTCGGAGCGATCTCGATTCCTGGCGGCTTGATGAATGAGATTCGGCCGCGCAGGAAAAGCAAACCGGTGGCCACGGGCCACACGCTCTCGTGAAACATCTCGGTCTCTGCTCGAGCGAAGACGAGTGCTATACCGTCGTTGTGCCTGGCCATCTTCCTCAGCCAAGCTGCAGTCGATCGACCATATGGCGGGTTCAACCAGACTCGACCATGCCATGGTTTCGATAGCCCGTCGTCGGCTTTCGTGTATCTCTTGCGAGCTGTCTTCCAGGGCATCTTCTTCGGGGTACACGGATCGAGATCGAATTTCCCGAGTGCGTCTATGATGAACTTCGGGGTCAGCCAGTCTTCAGACCCCGTCCGCATGTGAGACAGAGCGCTGTGGTGCCCGCCGATACCTTTCCTGCTCATGGTCTCGCCTGCGCCTTCAGCTTCAGCACCAATTCATGAAGCTTGGCATTCTCTTCCGACAGATTCTTGTTGTGTATCGCAAGGGCATGATTGGCGTGCCCGATTGCATCACGCTCTTTTAACTGCAATTGATAGCGTGATATCTGTTTCGCCATGTCCTTGATGAGCTGCTCAGCCTCGGCCAGGCTTGCAAGTAACCCCTGGCAGTCCTTATACGTCGGCCGCTCCGGGTGGAGAGTCTTGCATTTCTGCCGCTTGCATCTGCTGTTGAAGATACATCCCCGGCAGACCTCGAATGCCGTGCTCATTCTGTCTCCTCTATCTGGTTGCCAGCATGAGACCACTCCGCCCAGTCAGGAAGAGTGCCTTCGAAATCGAAAGCAACGCGAATGTGCGCGGCATAAGTAGACCTGTGCTCTTTCAAGCATTGGAGGATCGCTGTCCCGTGCAAGCCTAGGCCGCTGCAACAGCAATAGTTACTCCCTCTCCAGGTCTCAGCCTCAGAATCAGCGAATGCCAACCCTCCCTTATGAACTGGGATCTTCTTCTCAGGCCTCCACGCTATGGCTTTGACTTCTGACTCTTCCTTCGAATCCTCGAGGAGTTCCTTGAGCGAGTCGCGCTCGGCTTCGGCCTTGTTCACTTGCCTCGATACAGCTTCCCAGTTGCTATACACCTGGTCGTATTCTCTCTTCAGCTCTGCCTGGTCGGCTTCCATCCCCCAAATCTTCGCCCGGGCTTCAATCAACATGTCGAGCAATCCCTCTACCCTCGCATCCATTTTGTGTGTCCTTTCGTGATAGACCTACCACCACGCGGGCCCCAGCGGGTGAGGGCCCGCGGTGCGGGAGGTCTACGACGTCCAGCCCACCATTGACGCGGCCTGCATCCTAGCAACCGTGTCCTTATCGATACCAAGCACTCCGTTCACGTAGTCGACGGACTCTGGTGTCATGACTTTGGCGCATGGTCGATATCCCATCGTGCCGTTTTCGATCATGATCGGTTTGCCTGTGCTTGGCTGTAGAGCCAGACACCATGGCGGCAGATCCGGATTCTTCGCCTCCACCCCAGTGATGTCATTGGGCAGCATCTTCGGCGTCTCGCCGTGGTATCTCTCCAGCACATTGATGATTTCTGGAATGAAGCCGGCACACAGGAAGGCATTACTCTCCCCGTCACGCAAACGCTCGAGCTCTTCAAGGTTCAGGCGCATCAGTATCTGTCCGAGCAGATCGGCCATGTCCTTGCCAAGCCTGGCTTCCGGTCTCGTCATATCGCCAGCATGATATTCGGCGAGAGCCTGGTCGATCTTCCTAAACGTCTTTTCTACTATTGATTCCTCCGGCATTCGTCTTCTCCCCTCGCGCAAACTGCGCGCTCAATGTTCCGCCAACTAGAGCTCGTACGTCTTCGCTTCGATTTCAATCGCGATCTTCTTGCACTTCTTGGCCAGCCTCTTCTGTAGAGCCTTGAAGCGAACCGGGCCAAGGCGAGTCTGCACGAACGACGACCCCTCCCACTCCTGCGACCCTGCCATGCCGGCCAGTACCCAGCGGCCGTCATCCTCCCGCTTCATGACTATCTCGCCGGCCGCTCCGTCTCCCATCAGTGTTGTCTCGAACTTGATACGTCGTACCTCTGCCCGTGCTTTCTCTTTCATTGCGGCTCTTCTCCTTCCCTGACCTCGACGTCATTCGAGCGCGGCGCATGTGACAGCTCATTGATTGTCTGGACGATAGTCTCGGCGTTCTCATCGTCGGGGCATTCGATAAGGACGCTACTGCTCAGTATTGTGAACCCGTCGCAGTCGTCGACCACGGAGACGTAATGTTTCCTCGCACCAGTCGGATAGATCTTCGTCAGCTTGTGAACTGTGACCACGTCGCGCCTCCTTACCTGGGATCATTGTGCTTGCGCTCGCATGCGAACACCCGGCACGGAGTTTCAAAACTGATGCCGTAGTGTGCTCGGGATATGTTGTGATGGAAGAACCAGAATACGCCGAGGCGGGTTTGCCCGGAGTTCAGCAGCTCAGCTGTCGGAATTGACGGGTCGAGCCCACCGGAATACTCGGGAACGCCTCTGTGCCCGATATAGTACCTCCCATTGTGCGCACCAGTAGTCTGTACCCGGTCGCCATGGTGGTAGCAGATACGATTAATCACGCCATCAGCGTACACGATGAAGTCGCCGATTCGCGGGCCGTCGAACTTGTTAAAGAGAAACAATCTGGTGCTCGCGATGCTATCGTCTTTGTTGTCCGGCTCAAGGCCGTTGTCTGTCTCGATGAAATGAACCGGCGCCAGGTCAATGCCTTCTTCTCTGACTACCATTCCATTCTCAAGTCGGCATCGGCTCACAAACACAAACTCACCATTCGCCATCGTGTAGCGATATGCAAGCGCGTCACGTATCGCATAGTCGACTTCTTCGTGAGGCACACCGACATGTGTTATCTTCTCTTCGCCGGCTTCCGTCTGCTCTGTAGTCACTGCGACGTAGTATTTCCGCGCCATGATCCCCGCTCCTTATTTCTCGTGACAGTCAACAATCATCTGCCAGTCCTCCACCACTTGTTCGGGTGACGGTTTCTCAACGCGGTCGTATACACCCTGTAGCTCGTCAAGCGATAGAGTATCTACGTGTACAGCGTAGTCCCTCAACTCGCATGACATCATTGTCGCTTCGTCTTCAGACTCCGCGTCGTGCACGTCCCAGAATGCCTGTTGTTGGTCGTCGTCGTACATCACTACTACATAGCGCTTCATGTCCCGCTCCTTTTCTCTCGTAGCCCGTAAGCCTTCACCACCACGCCGGCCACGGTTTCAGGGTAGCCGACAGCGTGGAGAGGCTGACTGTCATTTCTTGCCACGATTATACGGCATGACTCGCCACCTAGCCTCCGGGTCCAGCAACTCACGATCATCCTTCAGGCGTTCCGCTCGCCTCGGGTCTAGATCGAAGGTTATCGGTCTCCAGCAGAGCGGCCCCCGGTAACAAGCTCGCTCAACCATGAATATGGTCATCGCCTCCACCTATTCTATGCCCATTGTGGGCTACTGTTGACTGCCACCAAGCCGCGCACCGGCGCACGATGCGCGACGCAGTGCAGTCTATTTGTACCGAATATATCCAACGGTGTTATCGCGCTCGTCACGGATTGCGCGGCCTACCTCGCGTAACACGGTGCCGGCAAAATCATCACCACATGCACGTATACTGGCCTCGGCTTCCTCCAATGTGTCGAAGTCCGTGCACTCCCCGTATACTTCGCTATCTATCACGTAGATAGTTTCCTGCTTGATCTTCTCACCGCTCTTGAGTGTTATTGTTCGTTTCATCGTCTACCGTCCTTCCCTGGCTGATTCGGTGAAGTCCCACGCAACAGTCTCGTCCGAGTACTCGAATTCTACAGCGAAGCACTTGTATCCGTGCTTAGAAGCATACTCCTTTGCCTCGATTGCGTTCTGCGTTGTCCAGTCCTGTTCGCAGCCTTCGCCATCTTCGAACCTGTACACTGTTATCGTCATGCCGACCGTCCTTCCTTGCTCTGGTTGAATACGACACCAACGAACTGCGGCCTTGCCCGACCCGTACGCGAGTAGCCAATCTCTCTCAGCACTTGCCAGTCACCAAGATGCTTGTACGGTAGCAGGGCCTTGCGGAGTCCTGCGAGCTTCGTGTACGGTCGGCTCGTGTACTTCGTGCCTATCATCGCGCGCGCCCCGGTCTTGATGACTCGCTCATCTATCACTCCCCCGCCGGCCAGATCACTCATTGACTCTCACTCACTCTCATTCGTGTACACGACCTATGTTCACGACGTGAGAAATCTACGCTATCGGGGTCCGATTCGTCAAGCGCGTTATGAGATTAATTGAGGATTTTTTTCTCAGTAGGTCTTATGGTGTCTCAATGGGTCTTGCTCCTTAAGTAAGAGGAATTGAGAATGTCATCCTCAATCGGTCTCGCTTAAACGGGCGAAACGTCACGGCTGTCACGGTTTGTCAAGGGTCGAATTTGACGTTTTGGTGAGAATAATTGAGAGGGAGTGATTGTGATTGATGGTAAATGAGAATATTGGAATATCCTGTAAGTCTATATATATTATATATATACATATATATATAGATATATAAGTAAGAGACCCCGTCAAGGTGTCAAGGGGTCTCTCTCCCAGGATGTTAGAGTATGGGTGTGTGGGTGTGTGTGTTATCACCCCCCTTGACACCTTGACACCTTGCCTGTTACGTCGTGGTAGCAATCCTGCAAGCGCAGTACCTGGCCGGCTTTGTAACATTCTCAATCCTCTTAGATTGTCTTAGGTCTCATTAGGTTGTCTCACCGAAACGTCAAATGGTCGCCTTGACATCCTTGACACCCTTGACGTTTTGAATTCGGCCGTGGTGAGAGGGATCGAGAGGAATTGAGGATGTGGTGGTGGTGCAGTGGTGCTACTGCGGTGTGCGGCTACCGGGGGCCGGCCCGGAGTGGTGGGGTTAAGTGCGAAGTTGCGTTCGCAGTGCGAACGGCCGTTCGCACCCCCTGACACCGGGCGCCTCCGGCCGGCCCGGGGTCGTCTCTTAGACAGCACAATGTGCTACTTTCACGCCTAGCGTATCCCTTGTGTCCACTCAGATCCCCGCATAGCGCCCGTATACGGGCACGTACGGCACATGTGCGCGTGGACGTGCGCGTATGGGCCCGTAGAGGGCGCATGCGTAGGAGTCCCAAAAGGAAACGGGACTCCTTGCTTGGCCAGAATCTTTACCACGCCCCCCGCCCGTTTCGGGGACGGCATACAGAGTTACCCCCGCAGGAACGAATAAGCACTTCCATCCTTGACATCCCGCGATTGCGAGCTAGATTCCGTCCAGAGAGCGAGGACACGATGCCCGAAGACACAATGCCCAAAGACGCAATCTTTCCTATGCAGGACTTTCCCTGTCGAAATCAATCCGACTCACCCGATCCCTGGGAACACCGCAGTACGAAGATGCGATGCCAGACATGCATTAGGAGTAGATCGATGCGAGAATTAAAGAATCACTTGGTTGGAGACGAGCAATATCCGAAGATCGTCGTGACAGACGAGCCGGGACCAGGAGGAGCGAACCACGAGTATCAGGTTGAGTTCGGATCTCCGGGCTTATTGCGCAAGGAGCTTCAGCAGGAGCCGTTGCAACATGTGAGCTTCCAGAAGGGTCCTGTCAAGGAAGCTGGCTATAACGGGACGACGAACGAAGCCCTTCTTGCGATCGTCATTGACAGGCTTCGTGGATTCCAGTCTGGCGAGTTTTCTTGCAGGTCGAACGCGCTTGCTTTGACGAATATCGAGCAGGCCTTGATGTGGTTACAGTCGAGGACGCGCGAAAGAGTGATGCGTGGAGTCGAGTGGTTGAACAAGCAGTAGAGGAGCAGATCGATGCGAGAGTTGACACGCCACCTGTCGGAAGGCGAAGAGTACCCGAGAGTCGCGACAGTGGACGAGCCGGGCGAAGTGAACAGCGTGTACCTGATCGAGACACCGGCTACTGATCCGCGCAAGATCCCCGAGTTGACCACGCTTCGTTTCGGTACCGACGGAATCACGAACGAATCGCTTTTGGCGATCGTAGCCGATCGTTTACGCCGGGCGCAGCGCGGGGCGTTTGGCTGTGACGAGAATGCCGCGGCGTTGGCGAGGGTCACTGGTGCGCTTGTGTGGTTGAAGGCGAAGAAGCTGAAGAAGGAAAACGCGAGCACTGGCCAGCAGGGCCGAACGAATTAGTGCCGACCAGCCAGGACTGCCCGGGGTACCGTGTCGCCTCGTAATCTCTACTGGTCTGGGCCGCTGGCAGTCGCAGGCCCAGGTCGGCGCGTTGAGAGAGAAAGACAGAGGGAGGCGTGATGCCGAAGTTCAGAAGGAAGCCGAATACTGTTGAGGCCGTAACGTTCGATGAGCTCGTGGCGCACGGAATAGCCGCCGGGGCGAATCTCCACAATGGTATTCCGTGGTCGTTTGATTTCGCTGGTCACCGCGTCACGCATGAGAATGATGACTGTTACCTTGTGTCTGCTCCAGAAGACGAAGTGCGTTTCGATCACATAAGGTTCGAAAGAGGTCGTATTCTTGTAGTTGGCGATGGCTGCCTTCATACGCAGATGCCTGACATCTTCGAAGCGAACTACGAGCCACTCCCTCCTCCCCGCCAGGCGAAGCTCGTTGTCTATGAGCATTGGCAGGCGCTGTACATCGACGACAAGCTCGTGGCGAAGGGTTACATGCTGAAGGCCGAAGACATATTGAGCTCTATGGGCGTCACGCTTGCTCACTTCTCCGGATGTGACGAATCCGCCATGGAGTACGGAATCCCTGCAGACTTCAAGGACGTGAAGCTCGACGAAGAGGAGCGGTAGCGGTGGAACTTCTCGTCTGCAGTCAGTGCGGCGGTGTCGTCCGGCATGAGATCTACGTCGAGAATCATGCCTGGGACATCTACACGTGCTTGAAGTGCCACTCGAGGAAGGAGAGTCTGCGGGTTCCGCCGTCGAAGGTCATCGACATGCCGGCGGTTAGTTGTTCGTTGAAGCAGGGCGCCTCGGAGAAACCTGATGCCTGAGCCGAAGATCACTCCGACCGAAGCCGCGCGCTTGCTCAAGAAGGCAGGCCAGTGGAAGGCGTTCGGTCAGAGGCGTGATGCGATCAGGCGTGATGAAGGTCTCGACGCGCCGAGTGCGCGCGACCGGGCGCTTGCCGAGTTCATGCCGCAGATTATCGAGTGGAAGAAGAACGGCGTACAACCCAGCCCCCACGAGGTGGCGGTTTCCGGGCCGGGGGTTTCTGGTACTGCTGACCAGGAACCCCCCGCCACCACGACTGCGATGAAATCGAGAGACCTCGTAACTCGCAAGCCCGAGGACCTCGGCCCCGCTGCGCACAAAGCCTTCATGGCGAAAGAGGCGACGATCGTCGAGCAGATTCGGTGGGTCGGGAAGCATCTTGACGTCGACTACCGGAATATCGACGTCGACGACATCCCGTGTCCGGAGGCATGGAGTATGCTCATCCGCTATCGCGCAGACGAAGACGCGAAGGCCGACTTCTGGGACAAGGTCTACCCGAAGCTTCTTCCGTCGCGCGCGCAGCTTGACGCGCCAGACCCCAACCGTATTGACGGCGGCCACATAATCAAGGCGATCGACAAGCTCAAGAAGATGCGGGAGAGGATGATTATTGCGGCCGAGAAGAAGCTCGCCAAAGCGCAGGCCGCGCTGAAGGCTTCGTCGTGATAGTCGACCTCGACAGCGAGCGATACCCGCACTACCACCTTGTCCCGAAAGACTTCGACGAGAACATCGAGTTCCGCAAGCAGGTGCTTCTAGCCGCGTCGAAGGATCCTGAGTTCGCAGGCGCGCTGCACCGGATGTGCTCAGAGGACATGCTGTTCTACGTGAACCTCTTCTGCTGGACCTATGACCCGCGAGATACGCAGGCCCCGAAGAAGCCATTCCTCACATACGATTTCCAAGACAAGGCGATGGACGCGCTTTTCGACGCGATCGAAAACGGATACGACGTGGCGCTCCCGAAGAGCCGAACGATGGGCGCGTCATGGATGGGGCTTACTGTCTTCGAGTGGTTCTGGCATTTCAAGGATGAGCTGACATTCCTGCTCGTATCGCGCAACGAAGATTATGTAGACAAGAAGGGCAACGTGAAGTCGTTGTTCTGGAAGATCGATTTCCTGCACAAGAATCAGCCGCGCTGGCTTCTGCCTCGTGGCCGGCATCTCGGCTCGAAGGATCCGAACCGAACACTGCTCCATCTCGAGAACGCCGAGACGGGCAGTACGATCGATGGTGAGTCGACGACTTCAGACGCCGCTCGTGGCGATCGCCGCACAGCGATGTTCATCGATGAGTTCGCGGCGTTCGAAGTGTCCGAAGGATTCAAGGCGCTTGACTCGACGCAGCAGTCGGCCTTCTGCCGGATTTTCAACTCGACTCCGCAGGGCGCGGCTAACGCTTTCTACGACGTGGTTCACAAGACGGCTGCTCGGATACTTCGTCTGCATTGGACGGAGCACCCAGTCTACAACCGAGGCTTGTACACGAGTGAGAAGGACTCGACTGGCAACTATCGATTGAAGCTTCTCGACAACTTCACTGGTATGGTGAAGGTTCTGCGCCAGGGGATGCAGAAACCGGAATACGTTATCTACCCCGAGCAGTACCCGTTCATCCTTGATGGTGACTACTCAATACGCAGTCCGTGGTTTGACTTCGAGTGTGCGCGGAGTCCGTCGAAGCAGAAGATCGCGCAAGAGTTGAACATCGACTTCATTGGGTCGGCCTATCAGTTCTTCGATCAGGACTTCATCCGCAAGCTGATCGCCGAGTACTGTTCGAAGCCGATGTTGCGCGGCCGACTGCTGTACGATCGAGATACGCTCGAGCCTCTCGGGTTCCAGGTCGACGACAAAGGCCCGTTGCATTTGTGGTTCAATCTCCGCGGCGACAGTGGGACGTTGACTGATCGCGAGTACATGGATGGTCGTTCATTCGCGCTCGGTAGTGACGTGTCTTTCGGGACTGGCGCGTCGAACAGCGCGACGTCCGTCGTTGATCTCGCGACCGGCCGGAAGGTCGCAGTGTGGCGTGACCCCTTCACGACTCCCGACAAGTTCGCTGCAGAGACGATCGCGCTGGCCAAGTGGTTCAACAACGGGTTCCTGATTTGGGATGCGACTGGAGCTCCTGGTCGAAGCTTCACGAAGGTGATCGTGGAGAGGAAGTACTCGAAGATCTACTACCGCCGCAACGAGGAGCGCACTCGTCAGCGGATTTCTGATCAGCCTGGCTACTACATGAATGCCGAGGACCGCGCGGTATTGATGCGCGAGTACAGGTCGAAGCTCCAGGGGCGAGATTACATCAACGTGTCGGAAGAGGGGATGCTTGAGTGCTTGCAGTTCATCGTGCAGCCCGGCGGGAAGGTCGAGCACTCGAGGGCGGCGAACAGCCAGGATCCTGGTGGCGCGCGCGAGGCGCACGGTGACGAGGCGATTGCTGATGCTCTCGTCAGCCGAGCTCTGATACTGAAGAAGGTCGAGGCTGAGGCGAAGGAGCCTGAGATCCCGTATATGAGTGTCGCTTGGCGGCTTCGCGAGGAAGAAGCTGCCCTGGCCGCCGCCGAGAAAGATGTCGACTGGTAGAAAATTGTGCTTTCTTGTACTCGGATATCGACGTATGCTTCTGGCGAGGAGTAGAAATGGACCCGAGGAAGCCGAAAGACTTCAAGAGGCTCGTCTCCGCGGTGCGTGAGTCGTATCGCAAGCTCGTTCCGTTTCGGGAGAAGCGGAAGAGACTCCTGGAGTCATTCGTCGGCAGCGAATACAGTGACGACGCGCAGGCGAAGAAGGTCTACCTGTATTTCCTGTCGATGGCCACGAGCATCTACGTCCGGCAACTCGCCGTGCGTGCTCCTACCGCAAAGATTACTACCCCGCATTCATCGCTGCGCCCCCTGGCCAAGAACTTCGAGCTGGCCTGCGACGACACCGCGAAGGACACTCATCTTGGTAAGCTCCTACGCCGTGCCGCGGCCGACTCGCTCTTCTCGCCGAAGGTAATTCTCAAAGTAGGCCTCGAGTACATGGGGAAGCAGGAAGTTTCCGGCGAGATGGTCGACGTGACTGAGCCGTTCATCGCGAAGGTCAGCTTCGACGATTACGTGTGTGACATGTCCGCGCGTTCGGCGGGCGACCCGATGTTCGAAGGTGACATGTACTACTTGCCTCGAGACGAATTCGACTTGAGGTACCCCGGTGCGTGGGAAAAACTCGGCCTTGCTGCGAGTGATCTCGGCATGACTGATGATCATGGCGCTGAGCGTGCTGAGGCTTTGAGCCATGCGCCTGGCTCCGGCGAAGACAATGCCGCCGATCGAATCACCATGCAGGACGTGTGGCTGCCGAAGCGCAACCAGCTCGTGACCTACGTCGTCAACAAGGCCGAGCGCGCACTCGAGGTCATCGACTTCGACGCTCCGGAAGACGGGCCGTACCACTCGCTGTGGTACAACGATGTCCCTGATAATGCGATGCCGCTCCCTCCATTCGCTGCTGTGCGAAATCTGCATGAGCTTGCCAACGGGATGTTCCGAAGACTGGCTCATCAGGTACAAAACCAAAAGCGTGTCGCCGCCTTCAGTGACGAGGAGGGCGCCAAGAGATTCAAGGCCGCTTCGGATGGCGATGGTATCTTCTGGAATGGGCAGAAGCCGGAAGAGGTATCAGTTGGCGGGGTAGACCAGCAAGTACTTGCCACATTCGTGCAGGTGAAGGACATCTTTTCCTGGGCAGCGGGCAACCTCGATACTCTCGGTGGTCTGTCTCCGCAGAGCGACACTGTCGGTCAGGAAGAGCTTCTTTCGAACAGCGCTAATGCTCAGCTCGCCGACATGCAAGATGCGATGGCCGAGTTTACCCGTGGCATCTTTCGTCAGCTATCGTGGTACGAGTGGACTGATCCTGTCCGTGAGCGAACGCTTCAAAAGGAGATCCCCGGAGTTGGCGATTACATCGCGGTCAAGTGGACCCCAGAGACTCGGCAGGGGGATTTCCTTGACTTCAACTTCTCGATCAATCCGCATTCGATGCGTGATGACAACCCGTCTACAAAGCTCCAGAAGATCAGGGGCATCATCAACGAGTTCTATATCCCACTGCAGCCGTTCTTCCAGCAGCAGGGACTTGGGCTCGACGTCAGGCGGTTGAACGATATTCTTGGCGACTATTCGAATCTTCCTGAGTTGGATCAGCTCATCGTTGCGCTCGATCCTAATCAGTTTCAGCAAGCCGATGGGCCTGTTGGAAATCCAATCCCGGTGTCGAAGCCATCGTCGACGACTCGGAAATATGTGCGAATCAATCGGCCGGGCGCGACTCGCGCAGGGAAAGACGGCTCGTTGATGCAGACGTTGCTTGGCGGAAAGGTCCAGCCGGCGGAGGCGGCTGCAGCTGGAAGGGCGGTCGGGTAATGGCGAGGTTCCTATACGAGCACCCGGAGACTGAGGAGTTGATCGAGCGTCAGTATCCATGTGGTGAAGCACCTCGTACAATCACACTCGACGATGGGGTCGTCTGCGAGAGACATCTAGGAGCAGAGATTGCGTCTCGCGGTCGAGACACGCCGTCGTGCTGGCCCATGAAGTCTAACGCACTGGCGGTGCACCCGACTCAGAGCAAGCAGTATATGGAATTCGCTGATAAGCACGGCGTCCCGACTCACTTCGACGAGAGAGGGCGTCCTGAATGGCGTTCCAAGGAGCATAAGAAGAAGTATGCCGAATTGGTCGGTGCCACTGATTTCGATGGTGGATATGGTGATGCATTCTCCGGGTAGGAGGCATTTGTGAGCGACGTAGACACGAAGGTTGAGCCGCAGGTAGAAGAGGGCGTCGACGAGAACGCCGGAAAGAACAAGGAGCCTGATTTCATGGATGGGCTCAACAAGATCATCGAAGAAGAAACCAAAGCCGACGCCGAGAGGAATGCTCCGGCCGGCGAGAAGCCTCCGAAGCCGCAGGCCGCTGCTGGCAAAGAAGAGGAGGCTGCTACCACGGAACCTGACGAGGGAACCGGTAGTGGTGATGGTGACGGTTCGCAGGAGGCCGCTGGCGGAGAGCAAGCTCCCGTAGTGGACGATGCGATGCTTGAGCGCGCCGTGAAGGCTGGCATGTCGGTCGCTGAGGTCAAGGCTTTCGGGAACAACGATGCGCTGGAAAGTGTTGTCGCGAAGCTCGAGGCCGCATCCGAGGCGGCGGCTTCTTCCGACAAGAAGAAGGAAGGCGGCAGCGAGCAGAAGGACGAGTTCGCTGAGTTGCTGGCCAGCATACCGGATCTCGACACCGAGGAGTATGACGAGGGTGTCGCGAACGCGATCAAGGCAGTGAAGTCCCTTGTTGTGAAACAGCAGGAGACTGTCGTGAAGCAGCAGGAGATGATTTCTGCGCTTCAGAAGGAAGTCAAACAGAGTGTCGACTCGCAAGGTACGTGGGTTGACGTTGAAGTCGCTAAGCTCGGCAAGAACTACATCGATTTGTTCGGTGAAGGCAATGCCGTCGATCTGCCGGCTGGGGAACAGAAGAATGCGCGAGCGAAGATGGATCGCCATATCAAGTTCCTCATTGCCGAGGCGAAGACTGAGGGTAGGTCTCTCAGTAAGCAGGCAGCCTTCAAGGCTGCCTTGGATTCCGCGTTTAGCGACAAAGTGAAATCACTGAAAGGCGCTGCGGCGAAGAATGCTGCAGCGAGTCGTTCGCGTCAGTCCGTCAATCGGCCCAGGAACACGAGCGGGCGTTTCACTAGCGGTGGTGCTGTTGGTTCTCTTGAAGGTGGCACTGCTGCGGAGCGCGAAGCTGATGCTCTTGAAGAGCTGAAGGGGTTCTACTCGGACGACTAGTCTTTCGACGTTTTTCTGGAAGGAATGACCAATGGGTCAGGTACTTACTCCTGAACAGATGCCTGATGCTGTTCTCGCGACCCTGAATCACCTGAACAAGGGCAAGTGGATCGGCGAGATGACCGACCTGCAGGAGCACGTCGGCTTCAACGAGATCGCTCGCACGAGGCGTGAGCAGCAGAAGTCTGGTCGTGGAATCACGGTCCGGTACATCATGGACCACAATCACAGCGCTCAGCACGTCGGTCTCTTCAATGAGATCGATTATTCCCGTGATGACGCTGCCGTCGTCGGCACGGTCCCCTGGACCTACACCGATGGCAACATGGTCTACGACGAGCGCGAAGAGGCCATGAACAATGGCCCCGAAGAGCTTTTCGATCTCGTACAGACCGAAAATTCTCGAATGATCACGTCGATGATCGAGCTGTCGGAGGCCGATGTGTGGGGCAAGCCCGACTCGTCAAGCGACAATGACACTCCGTTTGGTGTCGAGTACTGGATCACGAAGGCCGCAACGCTGGGCTTCAACGGCGTTGACCCCTCCGGTTTCTCTGCTGGTCGTGCTGGTATCTCCAGCACCGATTACGCGAGGCACAAGAACTTCACCGGCCAGTACACGGATGTCACCGACACCGCGTCGACCGGTCTTGTGTACATGATGGAGCAGGCCGCGGACAAGACGAAGTGGATCGCGCCGGCTCCGGAGCCCGGGATGGGCCGCAGCGGATACAGCCGCGGCATCTTCACCAACTGGGAGACGAAGTACGCTCTGAAGAACGTGGCGAAGTCGAACAATGACTCGCTGGGGTTCGACCTGAGCACGCAGATGCCGGTGTTCCGCGGTGCGGGCATCAGGTACGTTCCGTACTTCGACAGCAAGACGGACAACCCGCTGTACATGATCGACTTCAACCACTTCTACGCCAAGTTCCTCAAGAACTGGTTCATGAAGCGGACGAAGGTCAAGCGGCTCGACAAGCAGCCGCACTGCTTCGCGGTAATCGTCAGCATGGCGTGGAACATGTGCTGCGATGACTTGCGCCGCCAGGCGGTGTTCTACCAGTAGTCGCTCGTAGCAATTTGCCAGTGATGCCCTGCCGGTGATATGTGTCCTGGCAGGGCGCCTGGAAAGCAGATGTACTTCTGGAGGATCGTACCATGACTCATCCTGCGCAGCATATCAATCAGTCTGTCAAGAAGCAGAAGCGTGTCTATCTCGTCGGCACTGCCAGCACGACCTACTATCGCGGTGAAGGTGTTGCCTACAACCGCGATTATGGCACTGCGACGACCTCGGAAGGCTCGAGGGACAAGCGTGTCGAGCCGATCTCGACCTCGAATCATCGTCACTTCGCAGGCGTTCTCAATGCGAACGTGACTCTCGATTCGACTGGCGAGGGATGGGTAACCATCAACGAGCCAGGATCCGTCTGCGCGATCGCTCTCGGTGCCGATACGGTCATCGATACCACGATCCTCGGTGCGCAGGCTGGTGGAGGCACGGGTGCTGGCCGCTTCAGCGACAAGGGCTTCATCGGCCGCGGAGCTGCACGTGCGCTTCAGACAGTCACTGGCGTGTTGGAGAGCGTCAAGGACGGTACCGGCTCGCTGGATGCGACCGACGGCAAGACGCTCACTGTGTCTGACTCGTCAGACTTCACAGTCGGCGACACCGTTGTCATGCTGGCCTGCGAAGGCGATGGCACCGGAGTGTTCGTTGCTGGCAAGTATCTTGTCGGCAGCATCACAGACGCGACAACAATCGTGCTTGCCGCGACTTGTCTGTCGACTCTCAGCACTGGCTCGCTCACCTGCTCGTACTACGTCTATACGGGCAACCCGACAGCGCTCGCGTACCTCTACGATGGTACGGAAGAGACTTCGGGCTGCGTGACGTGGATCAGCCCGCCGAACGCCGGCGATACGGACTACGCCCCGATGCTGGGCGGCATTTCGTATATCAATGGCGGAGTGACTCTGGCTGCAGACTTCGACATCGACCTTCCTGACGAGACGATCTATGGCGCAAAGATCGGCTTTGTCTGTATGGGTACGATGACCACCAATGACGTGACGGTGGATCTCGATACAGGCGGAATCGTACTCGCTGGCACGGCATTGGCCGAGATCAATGCCATCGACGCCGCTGCCGATGCGTGTTATCTGCAGTGGACCGGACTGTGGCGAACCATCATGGTCGTAGGTGGCGCGACAGAGGCGTAGTAGCGATGCAACTTCGCCGAGGGGGAGTACCATTCTCCCCCTCGGCTTCTTGCTTTGGAGAGGAATGACATGGAACTTCCGACTGCTGTACAGAGCGATTTTCGTCGTATTTTGGAGCTCGGTCCTGAGGACAAGATCCCAGCTGAGCTTGTGAGGTCGTACCACACGTACGAGCGCATCGTGTCGATTTGTAGCGCAGGGCAGATCACTACGAAAGAACTCATCATGCTCGCGCTGTTTGGCGATCACATCAATGAGGCTGAGGATAAGCCTGCGAAGAAGGAAAAGGCTTCCGCTGGAGAGAAGCCTCTTGGGGACAAGAAGTAGTCGCGCCGACTGAAGGGGCGGTGTTCTATGCCTTTGTCTACGCTGACTCTCGACTATGTTGAGTTGATGATTGACGTGGCGTACTTCCTCTATGGGAAGACCGACATAGAGAGCCTGTCGACCGCCCAACAGAATTTGTGCGACGAAGCCGTTCAGACTGGCTATCGGCAGTTCCTTTACCCGCCGGCGGCCGAGGGGATTCAGGCCGGGTACGAGTGGACGTTTATGCGCCCGGTCGCGAATATCACGACGTCAGCCGATGATGCTGATCAGGACATGCCGGAGGACTTCGGGCGTCTCATTGGCGATGGGTTCACGTTCGCCGCGAACGCCCAGGTACCTCCAGTGCTTGCTGATGTCGGCGAAGGCAAGATCCGGAATCTGCGTCTACAGATGTCGGAAACCGGCCGGCCTCGAGTAGCCGGATTCCGCCGCAAGACTATCGACGGCGTTGCTGGCCAGCTCTGGGAGGTCATGTGGTATCCGACGCCGGACGATGCTTACGAAGTGACGTATCGCTATGAGGCCTTGGTCGATGCGCTGACGTCCGCGGCCCCGCAGCCTCTTGGCGGGATCAAGTATGCCGAGACCTTGCGCGCGTCGTGTATAGCTGCTGCTGCGGCGCGAGTGAATAGCAACCGTGGTGGCGACGAGTTCGTTGATTTCATTCGCATTTTGGCTTCGTCCATAGAGAGAGACAAGGCTGAGAGCGCGAAGTTCTTCGGGAACGTCGGTACTCATGGTGAATATGAGAATCACAGCGCTGGCGGGTCTGAGACGCACAGGGACAATTACACGATGAGTGTCGGCGGAACGCAGATCTACCCGAGCACTTAGGGGTCCGGTATGCGCATTGCTTTTGCTGTCGTTGCGGTGTCGCTGTTGTGTTCGTCGGTTGGTGCGATGAACATCCTGCCAAAGACCAAAGACGATCACAGGTCATTCGATGTTGTCGTGAGGCGTGTAGAGAGCGGCACGCCAGAAGATCTCATCGCAGTGCTCCGACACATGGAGCCTATTCTAGACCGCTACGGCGGGCGCATCGGATGGCCTAGG